CAAGATGGCTCGTCTCAATGTCGCATTTGATGAAGGCAAAGAGACAGTCGGTTCATTCGTACTCGATGCAATCACACCCATGGTCAATACTTTCGTCAAGGATGTCGTGCCAGCCATTCAGAAATTTGCAGATGAAATCGGCCCAAAGTTGCAGCCAGTAATCAAATTCCTTGGAAGTTATATTCAAGAAGTATTGCTCCCAGCTTTCAAAGGCATTTGGGGATTCATCAATGATTTCTTGGTTCCGATATTCATGTCAATTCTTACGCCAGCCATTAATGGATTGCGTAGTGCATTTGAGAAGGTTCAAAAGGCCATCAGCGATAACTCCGAAGAACTGAAGCCATTGCTAAGTTTCATGAAAGCAGTGGGAGAATTTGCCAGAGATACTTTGGCTCCAATTATCGGTGGCACTCTTAAAGCCGCATTTAACGTCTTAGGCACAATCTTGTCAGTGACAATTTCAGGATTTGCAAAGATGGCTTCGGCGGTTCAATTTGTCATTGATAAAGTCAAAGCATTTATCAAGCTCATGACTGACAATCCAGTCACTCGATTCTTTGGTGGTGGAGATAACTCCAAAGGCTTGAAAGCCGGTGGAGCAGAATTTGACCCAAATATCGGCGGCGACTTTGGCGGCACTGGCGGCGGTGGCGGATTCGATACTGGTGGAAGCATGGGCGGCAATGATCCGCGCACATTTACCGGCGCACCATTGGGCGCATATTCACCAGCTATGCAAGCTGCAATCCTAAGACGCGAACAAGTCAAAGCTGATACTGAACGCTTACGCAATGCCAGAGAAGCAGCGGCAGCGGCTCGCTTGGGGGTCACTGGCGGGCTTTCAACAGCAGAACGCATCAATATCACAGTCAATGGCGCAATCGATGCAGAGGGTACAGCTCGCACAATTGTCGAGACTCTCAATGATTCATACTTCCGCGGTACAGGCGGCGCATCCAACTTGCAGGCAATATGACAGTCTTTAATCCAGTATGGCGAGTGACCATTGGTGGAGTCGAATATCAGACTGCCATCTTGTCTAATCTGACCATTACATCTGGGCGAACTAATATCTATGAGCAGGCTCAAGCCGGTTACACCAACATTGAACTTATCAATTTAGATCAATCAAATGTGATTATCGGAATCAATGATTCATTGACCATTGAGTTGCAAGATTCCACAGCTACGTTCATTCCAATCTTTGGCGGCTCCGTCGTCGATGTGGCCATCTCAGTAGCCGAATTGGGCAGTGTCGCTTATGCCCAGCGCGTCAAGATTATTGCATTGGGTGCGTTGGCTCGATTGCCAAAGGCTTTGACAGATGGCACATTAGTTCAAGACTTTGACGGCGACCAGATTCTGCACATCTTGCAAGATTTACTGCTTAACAACTGGGCAGAGGTTCCAGCAGCTTTAGAGTGGGCAACTTATGATCCGACAGAGACTTGGGCAGATGCTCAAAATGTCGGACTTGGCGAGATTGATACTCCAGGAAATTATGAGCTTGCACAAAGGTCATCAAGTCGAACCGATATTTATTCACTTGTTTCAGCTTTGGCAACTAGTGGTCTGGGTTATATCTATGAAGATGCTCAAGGCCTTATTTCATACGCCGACTCGACGCATCGATCCATCTACTTGGCAACGAATGGATATGTCAATCTTTCCGCTAACGATGCTCAAGGTGCAGGGCTGAGCATTCAGCAACGTGCCGGAGATGTGCGCAATACGATAACTCTAAAATATGGCACAAATTCCACAAATGAAGTCAGCGCAACAGATGCCACATCAGTGGGCTTATATGGCCAACTTGCCCAGATATTTACGACCACAGTGAAACACATGGCTGATGCCCAAGATCAGGCAGATTTCTATTTAACACTCCGGGCATACCCTCAATACAACTTCAATCAGATTACTTATCAGCTCACAAATCCAGAAATTGATGATGCTGACCGAGATTCATTGATTAACGTATTCATGGGAATGCCTCTGGCAATTGCCGATTTGCCCCTAAATATGTCGGCCGGAACCTATTTGGGCTTTGTTGAAGGCTGGACGTTCCAAGCGGCTTACAACGAAATTAGCGTCTCACTCAATCTTTCGCCGCTTTCATATTCTTTGCAAGCTATGCAATGGCAAGATGTAAGTGTCGCTGAGGCTTGGAATACAATTTCTGGGATACTTGACTGGGAACACGCCCTAGTCGTGGCATAAGGAGAAAATATGAGCAATCCAACAACCCCGTTCAGCTGGCAAATGCCAACGGCGACAGATTTAGTAACGGACTTACCGGCAGACTTTGAGGTCTTTGGTCAAGCTGTTGCAACATCAATGGCTGATCTACTTGGTGGCACATCCGGGCAAGTGCTTGCCAAAAATTCAAACACCGACATGGACTTTGTGTGGGTTGCTCAAGACGATAGCAACGCAATCCAGAACACGATTGTGGATGCCAAAGGTGATTTGATTGCAGCTAGTGCCAGCGATGTGCCTGCAAGACTTGCAGTCGGATCTAACGGCGAGACACTCGTAGCAGATAGTTCCACTTCAACAGGCTTGCGCTACATCAACAATTTTGCAGCAGGTAAAAACGCAATCATAAATGGTGCGTTCAATGTAAATCAAAGAGCCTTTTCATCAACTACATCAACTGCAACTTTTACTTTTGACCGATACAAAACTGAGTTTAGCGGTGGCACGGTCACTTATTCTGCTCAGGCTTTTACACCAGGCGCAGCACCAGTTGCAGGCTATGAATCAACCAACTTTTTACAGGTTGTAACATCAGGACAAAGCGGTGCAAACTTTGCTTTGATTGACCAAAAGATTGAAGATGTCAGAACCTTTGCAGGTCAGACAGTAACTATTTCATTTTGGGCTAAGGTTGCATCAGGCACAGGAAAAGTCGGTGTTGCTTTTGAACAGAACTTTGGTTCAGGTGGTTCAGCAACAGTCGTTTTGGCTGCTGGAGATTTAACAGCAATCACAACTTCTTGGGCGCGTTACACAGTAACTGCTGCAATTTCATCTGTTTCAGGTAAAACAATCGGCACATCAAGTTATCTTAGATTGTGTCTTTTTACTTCTGCTGGTACTGCGGTTTCTAGTTATTCAAGCATTGGCGTAGTCAATCAGACTATCGGATTTTGGGGCGTACAGATTGAAGCAGGCAACGTTGCTACCGCTTTCCAAACTGCAACAGGAACAATCCAAGGAGAATTAGCCGCTTGTCAGCGTTATTACCAACGCTTCACAACAGGCAGCGCCTATGGAATCATTGCAGGTTTTGGTAGTGCGACATCTACAACCTTTGCAACTGCTCCAGTAGTGCCATCGGTAACTTTTAGAACAGCACCAACAACAGTTGATTATTCAACTTTGGGGCTAGATGATGGAGTCAATGCTGTAGTTGCTGTGACTGCTTTTGACTGCGCTGGTTCAACTGCAACAACATTAAACCTACGAGCAACAACTGCATCTGGTTTGACTCAGTATCGTCCGTATCGAATCGCAGCAAATAATTCAACATCGGCTTATTTTGGAGTGAGTGCAGAACTATGACAGATAAAGTAACTTTTGAGACAATCGAAGGCGTAGAGTTAGCGATTATTGACCGAGGCAATGACGAATTTACTTCAATGCCGAAGTCAGAATACGACCGCCGACAAGCGGAACAATCCACACCAATGGTGACGGATGCTCCAAAGTCATAACGGATGGCCAGCATCGAAAGATGCAGCTGAAATCCAAATCATCAGCGTTCCAATCGAGGGAACAAAGGTCAAGGTGCGATGTGCAAAAGCCGTCGCGCCATTGATTGCTGGATTCTGCAAAGAATTTCATGAGCTAATCGAACCTATTGATGAAGGCAAGCTCGATGATTGGGGTTATGCATTTCGCATGGTAAGAGGCTCAACTGACAATTTGAGCAATCACAGCTCTGGCACTGCCATCGATCTAAACGCAACGCAGCATCCACTGGGCAAAGCCGGCACGTTCCCAGCTGAGAAGGTTCCAATGATTAGAGCTTTGGCTAAGAAGTACGGCCTCAAATGGGGTGGAGATTATCGAAACCGAAAAGATGAGATGCACTTCGAAATCGAATTGAGTGAAGCGAAAGTCGCGGCACTCATCGGGAGCTTGAACAAAGGAGACAACTAATGGATCAAGCAAAAGCAATGCTGGCATCATGGCTGAGAAGCTCTGTCGCCGGTGCGCTGGCAGTCTGGATGACTGGCAATCAGAATCCAAAGGATTTAGCAATGGGGTTAGTGGCTGGACTTGTTCCGGTACTTGCTCGCTGGGCTAATCCGAATGATGTAACTTTCGGCAACAAGAAGTGAGCGTCGGCGAATGGACGGCGGTCGGTGGGCTTGTCATTGCTTTGCTGACTGCCATCTATTCGTCAATGAGATTCATGGTGAAATCGATCATGCGAGAGCTTTCACCGAATGGGGGCAATTCGCTCAAAGACCAAGTGAGCAGAATTGAAATGCGACTAGACCAACTACTCATTGAAATTGCTTTGAAGAAGTAGCCGACACGCCGATTCTCAGGCGGGAATCTTGAATTTGTCAGATAAGCGTGTCACTCTCTATTTCGGGAGCTGAACAGCTCTCAGAATCGGGAGCAAGAAATGACAACAAGTGAAGTCGGATTGTTCGTAATCATGGCGATTGCGTGCATCCTTTGGGCAATATGCAGCTATTCAGTCGGATACAGAGAAGGCCACAAAGATGGCTACCAGCGCGGCAAGACAGTCGGCCGTCATGCATCATCTCAGGCGGTGCGTTAATGGGGTTCCTAGATAACTACGAAGCAAGCCGGGAACGTTTAGAGCGATGGATTCGCACATATCCAACTGGACGCATTGAAACACGTGTTGTGGAATTTGATGCAGAAAAAGGCTACGTGCTAGTTAAAGCCGAAGCATATAGAAACGACACCGATCAACATCCAGCCGGCGTTGATTATGCATACGGCTACCAAGGTGCTTATGTCCAGAACATGAAACGCTGGTTCGTTGAGGACACAGTTACCAGCGCAATTATGAGAGTCCAGCAGCTAGTCATGGGCGGTGCTGAGCGAACAGTGCGCGAGACGATGGAGCAGATTGAGAAGCTACCAGCCAAGGTTGCTAACACTGAGCCGGATTACTGGAACACCAAATTTGGTGACGTGCCATCCTTTAAGACACGTGAAGAAGCCGAGGCATCAGGGATTCCAACAGCTGCTCAGGCCATGCAAGAAGTGACGGCTCAGCTTGGTGGAGAGATGCTGGCAGAGGCTCCGCAATGCGTTCATGGCCATCGCGTCTGGCGAGAAGGAATTTCGGCTAAGACTTCGAAAGCTTGGG